CTACAAACAAAGCTATAACCACAATCTCCAAAATACTAATTTCCAATAAACTATAAGCTATCAATAAGCTTTTACAAGCTTTTATCATAAGCTTATAACAAAAGCTTTGATTGCAAGCTACAAGCTTTAATACAAAAACTATAAGCTTTGGTTACAATTTTGATTACAAATAAGCCCGAGCACCCATATTTGGAGATTTTAAATCAAAAATTACCTCATGTAAAAGATTGATAAGGAGTTGATTTATCAATGGCTAATCGTAAAGGAAACATCAATGCTGAACAAAAGGAAATGAGTCCTTTAAATCCATATGTACCTATTTGTGGTGCAAAAACACGAGCAGGAACGCCTTGTAAGAACCCAGCTATGCCTAATGGACGGTGTAAATTACATGGTGGGAAAAGTACAGGACCTGCTAAGGGGTCTAAGAATGCACTAAAGCATGGAGAATATGAGACTATTCGTTTTGATATGTTAGAAGAAGATGAATTAGAATACATTGAAAACAATAAAAACCGTCAATTGCTACAACAAATCAATGATGAAATTATGTTATATACAGTTCGTGAAAGACGTATGTTGAAACGAATTAAAGACTTAAAAGATGGTGACCATTTCTCAGTGGTTGAAATATCGGAAAGCAAAGGTATTGACCGAGGCAAAAGCAAAGATTTAGTTGAACGTAAAGAATTATCAAATGAAGAACAAATCATGAGAATTGAAGAAGCATTAACTCGTATTCAAGAAAAACGTACAAGAGCATTGGAATTAAAAGCAAAACTGCTTGAAGCACTTGGTGATAACGTTGAACAAGAAGATCTCATGCGGGATAAAATGCGTAATGCTTATGGTCAAGCTGCATTGGAGGCCTTTGATGATGAGACCGAATAAAGCCAAAATTGTATGTTCTTAGAGGGGGTTAGACCAAATGGCTGTTAGACGAAGACAACGGATTGTCCGTTTTGATTGGAAACCAATGTCAAAAAAACAGAAAAAATTAGCGTCATGGTGGGCTCACCCCAAATATAAAGATTATGATGGCGTAATAGCTGATGGTGCTGTTCGTGCAGGAAAAACAATAGCAATCATTGATGGGTTCTTAACATGGAGTAATACCGAATTTAGAGGGCAAAACTTCATTATAGCAGGACGTTCAATGGGAGCATTAAAACGTAACGTATTAGAACCTATGTTTGCTATATTGCGTGGACAAGGTGAAACATTCACTTATAACCGCTCAGGAGATCATTATGTTCATATACATTCAACAGATAACATTTATTATTTGTTTGGTGCAAGTACTGAAGCATCTCAAGATACATTACAAGGGCTAACAGCTGCTGGAGCATATGCTGATGAAGTAGCATTNTTNCCTCAATCATTCGTAAATCAAATGGTTGCTCGTTGTTCTGTTGAAGGCGCTAAAATATGGATGAANTGTAACCCAGACCATCCATTACACCCAATCAAAACTGAATTTATCGACAAAGCAAAAGAAAAGAAATTCCTTCATTTACATTTCACAATGGATGATAATCCAACATTATCCGAAAAGGTGAAAGAACGTTATAAACGAATGTTCCGTGGTGTATTCTATAAACGATACATTTTAGGTTTATGGGTGGTTGCTGAAGGGCTGGTATATGGTGATGATTACAGACCAGATTTACACCAAGTACCACGAGCAACAATTGAAAAAATGATTAAAGAAGGAAAGTTCATTAGATACGTTGGAGGTGTCGACTTTGGTTATTCTCATCCAATGGTAGGTTTAATTGCAGGAATAACTGAAAACGGTGAATATTATCTCATTGATGAATTTTACAAAACGAAACAAAAAACAGAGGCGTTAGGTAAATGGTTCTTGAAATGGGAGGAAAAATTAAATCAAAAATTATTCGTTATATTCTGCGATAGTGCCGAACCTGATAGAATCATGACATTACAAGATATGGGATTGAAAGCAAAAGGGGCTAATAAGGAAATCATGGCTGGAATAAATAGTGTTCAAACATGTTTTTCTAATGAACGATTATTCCTATCCGACCATATGACAGAAACAGACCGAGAATTACAAATGTATGCTTTCCCTGATGAAGAAGATCCAAAATTCAATAAAGGTTTACCATTGGATGAAACAAACCATGCCATGGACGCTTTACGTTATTTAGTTCATAATTATGAAAAAGTATTTATTAAACAACGTAATGTTGAAAACAGAAAACAACGTAAACGACAACGTTCAAGCAGACAAAGAAAATAAAAAAGCAATGTTTTTATACATTGCTTTTAATTTTTAACGTTGAAAAAGTATATATAAATTGAACGTGAACGCAAAAACGAAAGGAAGAGTTATAAATGGGAACAATACATTATGTATTTAGAGCTGATTCAATTAACAAAATGAAATATTGTCCATTTTGCGGTAGTGAAATGATTAGTGTATATGATGGCGACTATTGCGGTCAAGTTGAGTGCTTGAATTGTGGTGAATGTGAAGAAGAATTGGAATTTGATATTTTAGAAGAAATGTTGGATAGGTACCCTAATTGGATTAAGAAATTTACAAAGGAACGAGAAAGTATCTATTAAACAACGTAAACGACAAAGGAAATCAAGACGAGGTGCTTAAAAAAGCATTTCGTTTTTGTATATAATTAATGAAGATAATCGTGTTAAAATATGCGATTTTCTTCTTGCTATATATTTTATTATCTGATAATATTTAATTGTGGATGATATCCACTAAAAAACAAAAAAGGAGATGAAAAGATGTTCAAAAAATTTACTTCACTGATGTTGGTTGCTGTTTTAGCAATCGGAGTAGTGATGTCAGTACCAGGAAAGGAAGCATCTGCAGCTTCGACTTCTAAACAAGTTACATTGTATAACTTCACTAATGCTATTGGATCAATTCATACAAGCGAAGATTATTACAGTGTAAGGGTTTCAATCGTTGCCGGTTATACTTGGCTTCGTCAAAAATGGGATTGGGTAATGGAACTTCAACGTTATGAAGGTGGAACATGGAAGACTATTGGTACTCGTACTGGTTATGTAGCATATCAAGATGATTCTCATCGTACATTTACAAACATTGCTAAAAAGAATGCTCCAATGCGAGTTAAAATTACTTTCCAACCTTATTTTTATTATTATGATACTGGCGGTGGTCAAGGATGGGGTTATAATCGTGGACCATTCGTTCATTACTCAAACACATGGACACGATAACATGAACAAAAAGCCCAAAGATTTAATTCTTTGGGCCTTTATTTTTTAGCGTAAAAATGAACCTCCCAGTTACAATCTGGGTGATTTTTTGTTTATAATGAATATGAGGTAACATTATTGACTGGGCCCAATCAATAATGAACGATATAAAGGAAGGTGAAATGAAATGTCTAATACAAAAAAACGAGCATCCCGTGCTGTTTTGATTAAAGCAACAAATAGCAGTATGGATATACTAAAAGCTGAAGGGGCAACTGCTATTTCAGAAGACCCATATGCTCACATGTATGCTGAAGAAGGCATTATTGAACCAGATTACCCGTTCAAAGAATTATTGAAAATGGTTGAATATTCAACGATATTACAGCAATGTATTGACGCTTACAAACGAAATATACCTGGATTCGGTGCTGAAATTCAATACACTTTAGACGTGAAAGAAACTCCTGAAATGATTGCACAATATGACGCTTTAAAAGAGATTATGGAATTTTTCAATTTCGATAAATCTTTTGAAGATGTTTGGGCGGATGCAATTGAACACCGTGAAAAATGCGGAAACGGTTTTATTGAAATCATTAGAGATGGACGTGGATTACCAGCAGGTGGTGAAAACGTAGACCCTACCTATATGCGAGTAACAACATTAACCGAACCAGTGGACGTTCAATATGAACGATTTAACAAAGACGGACAGAAAATATCGTACACTCGAAAAAAACGTTTTAGACGATATGTTCAAATCGTTGGTACTGAAAAGGTATGGTTTAAACAATTCGGAGACCCTCGTTTTATGAATAAAGAAACAGGTGAATTTACATCATCTCATAACGGAGATTTAGAAGCAAATGAAATCATCCACTTAAAAATTGGTGATGGGCCTTATGGTGTTCCACGTTGGATTGGACAATTAATTCATATGTATGGTGCTCGCAAAGCTGAAGAATTGAATTATAATTATTTTGACAATGGGCGACATACGCCAGCGGCTGTAATTGTTTCAAATGGTATGCTTACTGAAGAGTCATTACAACAATTACAAGCATATGCAAACGAAGTTAAAGGAGTGGACAATGCTCATAAATTTTTAATACTTGAAGCCGAAGGTCTTGAAGATGGTATCTTACCAGGTGAAGATAGACAAGGCGTTAAAGTGGACATTAAACCATTGGCTGAAATATTGCAACAAGACGCTTTGTTCTTAGATTATGATGAAAAATCTCGTGAGAAAGTACAATCAGCTTTCCGATTACCAGATTTATATGTTGGGCGTTCTAAAGACTT